CAAAATTGGAATTGCTATAGCTGCTGTAACTACTGCTGTTTATTTATTATCAAAAGCATTTGGTGATGCTAATGCAGAAAAAGATAAGTTTGTTGATACTTCTTCGTTTAGTGGATTAAATGAAGTTCTAAAAAACATATATGATTTATTAAAAGATATAAAAAACGTTTTTGCACAATTTTCTAGTTCTAATCCTTCAGCACTTCCTGAAAATCCCGATAAATTGCAAATAAAAAGACAAATTGAAAATACACTAGGAGGTTCGGAAGAAAACCGACAGCTAAAAATAAAGTTAGCTGCATTTGATGATATTAAAAAAGTACAACAATTGTTTCCAGAAGAAAAATATGACGAAAATAAGAGACCAAGACCTTTAACTGCTAAAGAATATGGGCCTTTTGAACAAACACTTAAAGCTGCGACAGATTCACAAGAATTCACAAAGGAACAAATTGCGAATTTTTGAAAAATGTTAGACAAAGACGCAGAAATTTTATTTAATTTAGGATGGAGATACAGACAAAGAGTTAATGATTTATTAAAAAATTATACACCAACGCAACAAACGCAAGAAATTATAAAAAATCGATTAGAACTATTTAAAGAAGCACAGAAATTAATACAAGGTATCCAAAAAAATAAGTTTATCCCTGATGACTTTTTAGAAGGAGATGCAAAACAAAAACAAGTACAATTGGAAAGATTAAAAACTGCATTAATTCGTATAGGTGCAGACAATGAAAGAACTATAAAACCTTTAATAACTCGACTAGACACATTATTTAAATACCCTACTAATGCTGCAATAAATAACTTTCAAACGTACATTGCTGGAATGAATGAAGATACGAAGAAAGCTTTAGTTAAAGCAGTAAATGAAACTGTAAAAGTAAATGAAGATGCTATAAAACAAATAAGTGGATCTGTTTCTAATGTAATACCACAAACAGAAAACCAAAATGACTTGAGAGAAACGTTAGCACAAATAGATAAAATAAGAGAAGAAGCACGAGAAAGAGAAATTCAAGCTCAAGAAGATGCTGTTATTCAACGTACAAAAATTGAAAGTGAAGCAATTGACAAGTTAAAGGAAATTAATATTGAAGCTGCCAACAGTATTGACAAATACAAAAAAGATAATATAGAAAAACTTGCTAAATTTACAATAGAAAAAGAACGTCAAATTCAAGATGCTAGATTACAAATACAAAAAAATCAATTAACTGCTTTGCGTAATCAACAAGATTTTCAAGTAAACATGGAAATGATTAGTCGTAGGTTGCGTGGAGAATCAACAACTGATTTAGAATACAAATATAGATTGGAACGAATACTACAAGATAAGGAACAAGCTTTAGAAGATGTTAGATATAACAGGATAAAAGATGTTAAAGACTTAGAACAAGAAATTATTGAAATTAGAAAACAAGGTGAAAAAGAAATCTATGAAATATGGTCTACGCTATGGACAAAACGTCAAGAGACAATAAGAGATGCACAAAAACAACAAAATGAAAATGATATAGCTTTAAGCAAAAAATTAAAAGACATCAATGCAACCGCTGCTAGTGCATTAAGAGATGCCTTTGGTTCTGGTACGGACGTTACAAACTTTATACCTACAATTAAAAATTTAGGAAGTGAATTTTACAATAATGATATAAACGAACTACTTAAAAAAGCAGGATTAACGAAAGACCAGTTTGAGACATATAGAAATGTCTTGCATTATAGAGAAACTAGAGGACATAAAGATCCATATAAAACAGTAAATAAAGAAACTGGATATGCAGGTGCTTATCAATTTGGTAAAGATGTACAAGAAGATGCAATTAACTTAGCAAAAACACTTAAGGTAGACACAACAGGTTTAACTGGTCAGATTACAGAGATTGCACCATTAAAGCAAGAAAAATTGTTGTTGTTAACTATTGGTGTTTATCGACAACAGTTAGAACAGTATATTAAAGATTTTGAAAAATTACCACTTAATGTACAAATAGGACTTCTTTTTGCAAGTCATGGTCATGGCGCAGAAGCTACAGCAAAATTTTATAACAAAGGTACAACCGCACGAGATCAAAACAATGTAAATATAAGAGACACTTTTACTAAAGGTACAAGAATATTTCAACAACAAAGCAACACACAATCAATACTTCCTACACCTCAATGGAAACTTGCTACAGGCAATACACGTTTTGGCATTGGCGGGCCTCCAACTGCAACTTCACTTGTAGTACCTAATAAAACAATCAAGATACCTCCACCGCCACCAATACCATCAAGGAATGAACAAGACCTTACCAGAATATTACAAAACAGCCAAACACAATTTGATACAAGTATAAGAACAGATATACCTGAGATACCTATAAAGTTAAAGGAACTTGGAGAAGAACAAATTAAGCCCTTTGTAACTGCAATAGAAAAAGTAATAGCAGTTACCAAAGAATTGCAACAAAGTGAAATTGATGTGACTTCTAGTAATTTCTTAAAAGAATTTAGTGATTATGCAAATGATATTGTAAATCCTGTAACACAAATTAGTGATAACTATTACACTCAACAAAAATTACTGCAAGAACAACAAAGGTTAATGGCTCAAGGTGTAAACCCTGAATTAATAGAACAAACTGCACAGTTAAATATACAAAAACAAACTGAAGCTGCACGTTTAATTATATTACAACAAACAACTGGACAATTAATATCACAAACACAAGAAAATATAAACCAAAACAATATACGGATAAATGAGTTGAAGACTGCAACAAGTCTTACAGCCGAAGAACAAAAAGAACTAGAAAACTTAGAGTTAAAAAATACAGAGTATAATAACAATGTAACAACTCTTACTTCCATACAAAAGATAACAAAAGATGTATTTGATTTAAATGAAAAATTGCCTGACCTTATTGAAAAACAAAGAAAAGAGTTTGAAAAATTAGAAGAACAGAAACAACGAATTAAAGATTTATCAACAGGCATAGCAAACACACTTGGAGAAGGACTACGAGAATCATTAAATTTAATAATTAATGGTTCAGAGAACTGGGGTCTGTCACTTGAAAACATTGTCGTTAAAGTGTTAAATCAGATTATCGACCAGTTGCTATACATAACAGTTATTCAGCCATTTGTTAAAGGAGCAACCGACTTCCTGCAAAATATATTTACAAATATGTTTGCTGATGGCGGCATCATGACACAAGACGGGCCAATGCCACTCAAACGGTATGCGTATGGTGGTATTGCTAACAGTCCGCAGTTAGCTATGTTCGGGGAGGGCAGTAAGCCTGAAGCATACGTGCCACTGCCTGACGGTCGGTCAATACCTGTTACTATACAAAGCCCCATAAAGAATAGCGATAACAAGACTACTATCAATAACATCAGTGTTACCGTTAGCAGTGATTCGAGCCAGACACAGGGCAGTGATTCAAAGTCTCGTAGATTGGGTGAAGAACTGGCATTGAAAATACAGCAAGAAATTATCAGACAACAACGTCCTGGAGGTCTATTAGCATAATGGCAACATTCACCTATATTCCTGACTACGGCGCAACCAGAGATCATGCTCCAGTCGTTCGTTCTGTTAAGTTCTCAGATGGTTACGAACAGCGGGTAGCATACGGGCTTAATACTAACCTGCAAAAGTGGTCGTTGAACTTTACTGCAAGAACCGATGTTGAGATTGACAATATCCTAGATTTTCTTGATGCACGGAACGGCGTTGAGTCATTTGACTGGACTACACCAGATAATGTTTGCGGTAAAAAGTGGGTGTGTCGCACATGGCAAAAACAAATGACTGCCTTTAATATTAATAGCGTAAATGCCACATTTGAAGAGGTAATGGCATGAGCATTATCCATGCTGAACTGCAAAAGTTGGCACCATCAGCAGTCATTGAATTATATCAATTACAGTTATTCCCATCGATACATGGCGTTACTGTAGGAGTAGACGACATCTATCGGTTTCATGCAGGAACTAATGAGCTAAATTCAGACATTGTTTGGGCTGGCAATACCTATACTCGCTATCCAGTAGAAGCAACGGGCTTTGAATATACTGGCTCTGGACAGCTACCACGACCAACATTAACAGTAGCAAACGTGACAGGATTAATAACAGCATTGCTACTATTGGTTAACGACTTTAACCCTGGCAATGACTTGATTAAATCAAAATTTACACGGATTAGGACACAGGCAAAATTTTTAGATGCCGTTAACTTCAGCTCAGGCACTAACCCAAATGCGAATCCTAATGCTGAATGGCCACAGGAGATTTATTTTATTGAGCAAAAGGTTCTTGAAAATAGAGACATAGTGCAATTTGAAATGGTGTCATCCTTCGATATGGTTGGAGTACGCTGCCCAGGTCGGCAAACAATTGAAAATACCTGTCAGTGGATTTATCGCAGTGCGGAGTGTTCATATACTGGTACTAATTATTTTGATGTAAATGACGTACCAGTCGCTACTTTGGCATTAGACAAATGTGGGCTTCGGTTGTCGTCTTGCCGTAAACGTTTTGGGCAAAACGCTCAATTGCCATTTGGATCATTTCCAGGACTAGGAGGATTTGCATGATTGACTTTGTAAAGGATGACATATTCAAACACGCTAAACGTGATCCATATCGTGAGTGCTGCGGTCTTGTCATTGTATTTAAGGGACGGTATCGGTATATACCATGTAGGAATCTAAGTGAATTACCACAGTCTAATTTTTTTCTAGACCCTATGGATTGGGTGCGGGCAGAGGAACAAGGAAAAATTGTTGCAGTTGTTCATTCACACGTACAGGGCGTACTGGAACCATCAGATACCGACCGAACTGCCTGC